CTGTCCCGGACCGGCATTGACGTAACCACTATCCAGCAGGGCGATGAGGCGTGGCACCGGCTGCGCCTCGGCGTTATCACCGCCTCTGAAGTGCACAACGTCATCGCCAAGCCAAGATCGGGAAAGAAGTGGACAGACATGAAAATGTCCTACTTCCACACCTTGCTCGCCGAGGTATGCACCGGCGTCGCGCCAGAGGTTAACGCCAAGGCGCTGGCCTGGGGCAAGCAGTACGAGGAAGATGCCCGCACCCTCTTCGAGTTCACCACTGACGTGAAAGTCACGGAGTCTCCGATCCTGTTCCGTGACGAGAGCATGCGCACTGCGTGCTCCCCTGACGGCCTTTGCAGTAACGATTTCGGCCTCGAATTGAAATGCCCGTTCACCTCCCGCGATTTCATGAAATTCCGCCTTGGCGGTTTCGAAGCCATCAAGTCTGCGTACATGGCCCAGGTGCAGTACAGCATGTGGGTAACCGGGAAAGACGCTTGGTTCTTTGCCAACTACGACCCGCGCATGAAACGCGAAGGCATTCACCACGTCATCGTTGAGCGGGATCCGCACTACATGGCCGATTTCAACGAAATGGTGCCGGAGTTCATCGAGAAGATGGACGAAGCTCTGGCGGAAATCGGCTTCACGTTCGGGGAACAGTGGAAATGAAACGCACACCCTTTTACCGCAGGCCCGGGCGAACCGGGCAATTCTCCGGCCTCCGTGAGCGCGTTATCTGGATGATTCAGACGCGCGGCCGCCCGGTAACCGGCAGCGAAATCGCTGAGAAGTTTGGCGTAACGCTCATTGAGTTTAACCGGGTCGCCAACGGCATTACCCGCGGCTCCGGACAGATAGCTCAGATCGTTGAGTCGGAAAAATGGCTCAACGAAGACGGCATCTGCGACCGGAAATTTAGCCTGGCCAGCAAGCCAAAAGTTGTAACACCACAGGGTAAATCGCGCCTGTTCACCCGGCGCGCCATTGAGCAATCGCAGGAAGGTAGGCGGCAGGAATGCATTGAACGTGCCGCCCGCCGTAGCCGCCTGATTGCTCAGGGCCTCTACATCGACGAAATGGAGTCCATCCTATGACTCACGCTCACGACGACATCAGGGTTGGCACACTGTGCCTTCCCTTCATTGGTAACGGCTGGCTAATGCCATGGGGTGAAGTGGTCAGCAATCCATTAAAGGCGCAGCGGCTCGCTGAGGAATATCGGGAAAGGCAGGAGGCGGCATGACAGAGAAATACTCACTTCTGTATGCCGATCCGCCCTGGTCTTACGGCAACACCATCAGCAACGGCGCTGCCGCCGACCACTACTCCACCATGAAGTTAATCGACATCAAGCGCCTGCCAGTGTGGGAGCTTGCCGCCGAAAACGCGGTGCTGGCGATGTGGTACACCGGCACGCACAACCAAGAGGCTATCGAGCTGGCCGAGGCTTGGGGATTTACCGTTCGCACGATGAAGGGCTTTACCTGGGTGAAGCTGAATCAGAACGCGGAATTGCGCATCAACAAGGCGCTGGCCGAAGGTGAAATCACCGACTTTTACGACTTCCTCGATCTGCTTAACGCCGAGACGCGCATGAACGGCGGCAACCACACCCGGGCCAATACTGAAGACCTGCTGATTGCTACCCGCGGCGCCGGGCTTGAGCGAAAGCACGCCGGGATTAAGCAGGTGGTCTACAGCCCGCTCGGCGCGCATAGCGAAAAACCGTGGGAAGTCCGCCATCGGCTGGAACTGCTTTACGGCGATGTGCCTCGCATAGAGTTGTTTAGCCGTAGCGCAGCCCCGGGCTGGGATCACTGGGGAAATCAGTGCGCCACCGCCGCGGTTGAATTGCTACCCGGCTGCGCCATCGATGTTGTTAAGACGGAGGCCGCATGACGCCAGCAGCTTCACTACCGGAAAGCACTGAATCTCGACTCCTATCGAAGGTAACGAAGGATGCCAAAACTGGTTGCTGGAACTTTACAGGCAGCAAGCTACCAAGCGGATATGGAATTTTGTGGAATGGCCAGCGACCAACTGGGGCCCATCGAATCTCATTCCAACTGTACAAAGGTGAAATACCTGAAGGAAAAGAAATAGACCATATCTGCAACAACAGATCTTGTGTAAACCCAGCCCACCTTCAGGCAATAAGCCACAAAGAAAACATCCATAAAAGTTCCACTCTCATGGGATTTAATGCACGTAAATCCCACTGCAAGAGAGGTCATCCATTAAGCGGCCAAAACCTACATGTAACACCACTTGGGGCCAGACAGTGCATGGAGTGCATGAGAATGCACGCAAGAAATGCCAAGGCGAGGAAACGTGATGCACGTAATCGGAACTAAACCTTTCGCTCTGTACAACGAAATCGACCCGTTCGCTGCGCAATGGCTGCGTAACCTGATCGCCGGCGGTCATATCGCACCTGGCGAAGTTGATGAAAGGAGTATTGAAGATGTCACACCTGACGATCTGCGAGGATTCACGCAGTGCCACTTCTTCGCCGGAATTGGCGTCTGGTCTCATTCCCTGCGGCTCGCCGGATGGCCTGACGACAAACCAGTCTGGACTGGCTCCTGCCCGTGCCAGCCTTTCAGCGCGGCAGGCAAAGGAGATGGGTTTGCTGACGAGCGGCACCTTTGGCCCCACTTCTTCCACCTCATCAGCGAGCGCAGACCTCAGCATGTCTTTGGCGAACAGGTTGCAAGCGGTAACGCAAACACATGGTTCGACCTTGTACAAGCTGACCTGGAAGGAATGGGATACGCCTTCGGGCTTGTGCCGTTTGCGGCAGCGGGCGTCGGTGCTCCGCACATCAGAGAGCGGGCCTACTGGGTGGCCTACGCCAACAGCCAGATCGACGACCGGCGCAGGCACATCGGGGCGGATGGGAGGAATGAACATTCAGACGGCAGTCACTTTAACGGGATGGCCTACTCCAACCACCGAATCCGCGATGAGGGAGAAACGCTACGCCCAGGGTGGGATGCCGTTCTCCATGGCAGCAGCGTTAACCGGTTGGCCAACGCCACAGGTAAACTACATCACCAATGCAACGACGGTACAGATGAGTTCGGATGGGCGAGACACCCCGAACAAAATCGGCTGGGCAGCGAGCCTGTGCGGGCCCTTGAGGTTAACGGTTTTTGGCGAGATGCGGACTGGCTCTTATGTCGAGATGGCAAATGGCGTCCAGTTGAACCCGGCACATTCCCGCTGGTTGATGGGGCTGCCGCGCGCCTGGGACGAGTCGAGCCCGGGGTGGCAAGAGTGGCGAGCAGAAACCGCGTCGGCCGACTCAAAGGCTACGGTAACGCCATAAACGCACAGGCCGCATCTGAGTTCATCCGGGCTTATATGGAGGTTTTATGACGCCAGTAAATGAAAACGCCATCCGCGCCGCCTGCCGCCGCTGCACCGAGGAAATCCAGCAGGCCATGCGCAAGAAGCCAAAGCCTAACTGGAACGAAACGGTGCCTCCCATCATCAACAAGCATCACAAGAAAATTGAAGCTCTTGGAATTAGCCTCCTGGAGTTCGTCGTCAAAACTGGCCGCCTTAACGGGCGGTTTGGAGCCGAGCAATGATTCGCCGACAGATCGATACATCAACCCGATTTCTGCTTGATACCGCCTTTCACCGACTTGAAATAATCCGTGATGATGGTCTCTACCGCCACCTGCGCATGAAGCAGCCCGGTACGTCCTGTTATTACTTCGACATTATCACCTGGCCGGGATATCTGACTGTCACCGGCGACATGGGCACATGGACATTCTCCCGTATCGCGGACATGTTCGACTTTTTCGGTCCGTGGCAAGACGGTATTAACACCGGTTATTGGTCCGAAAAGTTGGAGGCTGGCGCTGGCTATTCAGCGTGTGAGCTATTGGCGAAAGAGTACGATCATGATGCTTTTTGCCGGAGCCTGAAGGAATCAATGAGCGAATATCTGGAAGATGCTCCAGAAGACCAGCAGGAAGACGAAGACTGGGATGATGAAGACGATACTCCAGACAGTGATAAAGCCAAAGTTCGTGAGGTAGTCCGTGAATTATGCCGCGGTGGGTTTAGCAATGATTGGGAAGCATACCAGGCAGTTTATAACGCTGACTGGCCAGAAAAGTGGAGTGCGTGGGATGTCTGCGACGGGTTGACGTTCAAAACCTACACCAGCCACTTCCGCTGGATACTCTTTGCCATCACCTGGGCGATCTCCAAATACCACAACACGAAGATGGTCGATAAGTCGATGGCTACCTTCCTCGCAGTGAAATGGTTACCAGCATGAACAGAGCCGCACCCGTTGATTTGAGAAAAAGCATCGAAATTGCCAATCACCTGGCGCACATCGGTATTCGTTTTGTACCGATCCCGGTGGCGACCGAGGAAGAGTTCCAGACGCTGGCCGCCGAGTTATCGCGACGGCTTGAGCAGATGGCGGTCGAAGCCGAGAAGAATGAAGGCGGTGCAGCATGAAGGCACTAATCACCCGGGAGCTTAAGGCTCCCTTTTTATTGCTGGCGTTCACATTCAACCGAATTAACCGACAGTTCCGGGAGCATTGACCATGAGTGATAAGTGTGCGTTGGATGGAAATCTCATTAATCGCTGCGACATGCTGGCTAAGGCCATCGAGTATGGAAACCCATCATACCGATCGAAAGGCGCGTTTATCCCTGAGAGAGTGAATTTCAACACTGGCAAGCCGGCAATCGATATTGCACAACTACACTCCGGCGAGTATGTCGGACGTGGAATCGCTATGAACTTCTGCCCCTTCTGCGGGGAGAATCTTAAGACATGGGAGCAGTGATTATGCCCGACATCATCGACACCGCAGCAGAGATTGAAGAGCTTCAGCGTAACGCTGCCCTTTCCGCTCACCGACTCAACCGCAACGCCGTATCAGCTGAGCGTTGTGAAGAATGCGACGAACCAATTCCCGAGCCGCGGCGCGCTGCCGTTCCCGGCTGCCACACCTGCGCGGAGTGCCAGGGTGTTATCGAATTGAGGAATAAGCAGAGGGGAGTTTAAAAGTGATCGGAATACTCAAGCCGGTACCGGAATCGCAGTGGCCGGTACGATGCCACGACCCCAGGCGGAGCAACGTGTGGGCTAACTCTTATTTTCTGGTTCAGGAGTTTCAGGAAGACGAAGGCGTTATCCGCCTAACGGTGAACACCACCAGCATTGGCGGCTCGGGCCGGTGGAAGGATGGCATCAGCTGGGATGCGCTGCAGGAGATAAAGTCAGCCGTTGGTTATGGGGATCGGGATGCCGTGGAGATTTACCCGCGGAATTCTGACGTGGTGAACGTGGCAAACATGCGCCACCTGTGGATTACGCCGGAGCCGATTAGCTTCGCCTGGCGTAAGGAGAGATTATGAAGAGTAACGCGGCAGCGCGCCGTCTGCTTGGCATGAACCACTGGCGCAGCAATACGCAGCAAATGCAGTACGTTTCGTGGCATGTAGCAGCAAGAACAGGAAAACCAGCCCCTGGGTGGATTGCTGTGCGAACGCGCAGTTCTGATTTCTGCTATTTCACCGACTGACACAACTGATAGCCAGTTATGAGCTGGCTATTGGGTGCGAAAGCACTGCTTCACATCACTTGATGTTATTGCCGCCTACGGGCGGCTTCTTTTTGCCTGGAGAAAACCATGAGCGACATTATTCAGTTGGTA